TATAAAAATCTCGAATATATATTGGAGGGTTCGTCTGATAAATAAACATTGTCGAGATTGGATAATGAAATTTCGTATTTGCCGCCCCATTCTTCTCCATTCCATCTTTGCCAGAAAATTCCAGTAGGTTCTTCTTCTAGACGAGACCTAAACCATAATATTTTTCCCTGCAATATTTCTCCTTTTTTAAAATGCACGTTAATCCAACTGCCATCTTTAACAACTCCATCGTTTATATCTTCGCTAATTCCTGTTAGTTCCAACACCGTTCCGTCGAGTTTAGTTAATAAGACTACTCGTCGATTTCCTGCTTCTTTCCATTTTATAGTAGACATTAATACCTGTATATATAATTGTTAAATGTATTTAACGATTATATAATAATTTGAAATGAATTATTATTAATACTATTTTTACAGTTAATAATAATGAGTAAAACAGTTGAGTTAAAATTACGGGAATCTGCCGAAATTGAATCAGAAGTGTTTATAATGTTCGCACCAGGGAGTTTCGCACCAGAGTTCATTTCTCAATCAGAGAAAAACGGTAAAAAAATTTGGATATTCGACACAAATAAATATTACGAGTATGCATTGCGTACAAGATGGATATATGTTCACCCAGAAAAGCACTATACTACAAACCCTTTACGGTATGTAGGAAAATATACACATACTGAAGAGTATGGAGGGACGGGGGACGGTCGTCGCAGTGTTAATTATTTCAATGACAATGGTATAGTAAACGCTATCCAAGATAATTACGATGCTCCTGTATGCTTTAGAGAAGTTATCTATTAAAAAATGCTGGTGTAAAATCGAATTATCTCATATTATTAAATACATTAACAACTTTATCATAAGCGTTCTAATATATTACAACTATAACAGATACAATCACTACAGTACGAACAATATCAGATTGGATAGTAAAATGGATAGTCTATTTATATGTGGTCCCTCGCCGACACTAACCCCGGTTGTAGATATTAGTATATGCGAATACATTATAATATCACAATTGTTAATTGTCGTATGCGGATAAATTATAGCAATTAATCTATTGATATATCTTAATAATGTCACTCGAATTGAAAAAATTTAGTATGAGAGATATCAGTTTCAGACCAAATGAAAATAAAGGACCTGTAGTTGTTTTAATCGGTAGAAGAGATACCGGTAAATCCTATCTAGTTCGCGATTTGTTATGGTACCATCAGGACATACCCATCGGCACCGTAATATCAGGCACAGAAGCCGGAAACGGGTTTTATAGTGCGCATGTACCCAAATTATTCATTCACGATGAGTATAATGCATTGATAATAGAAAATATATTAAAACGTCAAAAAACTGTCCTTAAACAAATAAAAAAGGAAATGGAAACATATAAAAAAACTAGTATAGATCCGAGGGCCTTTGTAATATTGGATGACTGTTTATATGACGCTACCTGGACTAGAGATAAAATGATGCGACTACTATTTATGAACGGGCGTCATTGGAAAATTATGTTAATAATTACAATGCAGTACCCCCTTGGAATTCCCCCCAATTTAAGAACTAATATTGACTATGTATTTATTCTAAGAGAACCTTATATTGCAAATAGAAAACGTATATGGGAAAATTATGCGGGAATGTTCCCGACATTTGAATCGTTTTGTCAAGTTATGGACCAATGTACAGAAAACTTTGAATGTCTAGTAATCAATAACAACGCCAAATCTAATAAATTACAAGACCAGATTTTCTGGTATAAAGCCGAACATCATGCAGATTTTAAACTTGGCTCAAAAGAGTTTTGGGAATTATCGAAAGATTACAATTCTGACGACAACGAAGAAGTTTACGACCCTGCAAATATTAAAAAACGGGGGCAAGGACCGAAAATTATGGTGAGAAAGAATAAGTGGTAGTTCTTCTACCTATTTATATATAATACGTTTGCGTTTATATATAATCCAAAATTTAAAATTATATGATATGGTTGACCGAATTAGACTAACTTCGTTATCTGTTAAAGAATTTACAGAAATTCAACAGCAATGTGGTATGTCAGTTATATTAAAATTTGGAGCACCTTGGTGTGGTCCGTGCAAATTAATAAAACCGTTATGCGATGAATTTGTTAAACTAACATCTGGGTTTATTTACGCCGATATAAATATAGACAACAGTGAATTATTTAATGCTTTAAAATCCAAAAAAATGGTTAAATCTATTCCAACAATATTATTTTACGACAAAAATGCACAGAGAGATTTCTGGTATATTCCAGACGAATCTGTTATAGGAGGAGATATGACTCAAGTTCGAGCATTTTTCGATAGGTGTAATTTAAAAATTAAAAAGAGTAAATAATGTATTTATCTAATGATGTGTTTATCCGTCGGTTGAGAAATATTTAAGTATTGTATTCATAAATGATAAAATTATCAAGTTAATAAATGTTGCTCCATAAACAACATATTTTGCCGAATTGTTACTTCCGCCGCATGTCTGTGTTTGTATCAGATATAATAACGAAACCATTTGTATCATAATAAATAATGTACTAATCCAAGAAAATTGATAGTATTCCTCTGATACATGCCCTTGATTTATTTTTTTATAATAGGACATGTTCATTCCCAAAATCCATACCAAAACTATCAACGTTAGTATAGATGGCAGCGAATTGACTACTAATCCCTTTATAAATTCTACAATACTATTATCTAATGTTGGTTTGTTTGACAGCAACGCAAATGAGAGAAACATTGAGGTAAAAATAGTGCACGCGATTACACCATAACCCCATATAGACGCATTTGCTGGACCATTGCTCCCATCCACGGTAACGTCGCTGCTAAAAAATACTTTAATAATCACGCCTACTAGAGAAAATCCTATTAAATTATTTGTAATATATGAATTTTTACATTGTGTAGCTGACATTTATATATATAAATAAATAAAATGTTTATTTCAATAAAGACATTAACATTGATATTCTTCCATCTAACATAAAAACTAGACTAGAAAGTTCTTTTATTTCAATATCTAGATTTATTGTTCTATAAGAATAGAACCATTTTTGTGTACACTCTTCTAATTCTTTGTTTATTAAATCTCTTAAATAAACTATCCTCCTAACCAATTCTTCCGTATTAATCTCGCATATACGTGAAATGTTGTCGTGCTTTATCTTACCACATATAACATTTACCATATCAATCTTAAGATCTATATCAAGAGATTTGATTTTCATATGAATGTCTTTCATACGATTACATGAATCAGACCCATTGAATACAAATGACACTCCGTTGTATACTAAATTTATAGTATTTGTTACTATTTTATTTCTTATATTGCTTCCAAATAATGTCATAACTCCTCCACCGACCACATATGCTAACATCTATATTAATAATATATTTATAATTAAATATATTATTAGTTATAATTGTTTATAATTAGACGATTTGAATGATTGATTTATTCTGAGCACTCATATGTAATATTTTGTATAAACAGTAAATCGTTATAATGTAGAAATGCCGATTTAATTATGCGACCAGGATTGGGCTCGCAGGTTTAACAAAATGAGGGCTCATATACCGCTGGAGATTAAAGTATGTCAAGTGTTCTCCGGTCGGGATTTTTAAAAGTGCCTTCATCTTTTCGTCTGCATTAATAATTCGACCGTTTTCTTTATCTTGAAGACTATTCGCGCGAATGTACGCGTTAATTTCGCGAGTTACTTCGGTTCGTGCCATCTGCACGCCAGGTTGCTTTCCTAAAAAAGTCGCAAGTTCTTGTGTAATACTGGTAGGCTTAACAAATCCGCTGGGTGCGCGATTTACATTCTTATTCTTTCGTCTAAAAGAAGCTTTTGCGATATTTTTCATATCGCGATTGGCTTTCTTTTCAAGAACTTTAAAATCTGTCTTCAACTTAGATACCAAGTTTCCAAGCAATTGCAACTTTGTAACAAAGTCAGAAAATTCTGAGTTTTGTAAGACTTCGGAAATTGGTTGTGTCGAAGTCGGTTCTGTCACGACAGCTGCGCTCAGAACTTCAACCTTTACAACCGGAGCACTCTTTGATTTAGATGGAGCAGAGTCAACCTTTGGGCGCTTTTCTTGCACTTGAGGTTGGACTTCTTCTACGGTGGCTTTCTTACTCTTGACCTTAGGGGGTTGAGTTTGGGTAACACTTGCGCTTGCGACAGATTTTACGGTTTCGGGTTTAGTTCGTTGCATCCTAATACTATATAATAGTATTTCTTTTTAAGTTATTTTACGCAATATTGTCTTACAATAAGGTGTCAACCTTAAATATTATCTAAGAACTTTGTAATAGTTCCTTAATATTTATAATTAAGAAATAATATGGCGACGAATCGCATATTATTCGGGTATTAAAACAAATATAGTTTATGAATTTGCTGCTGAACGAGCTTGAGCTTGAGCGTCTGATGCAGCGCGAGATGCAGATGCGGCAGCGTCAGCGGCTCTATTTGCAGCAGCAGCCGACGCAGAAGCGTCTCCCATAGCTGCTTTACGTACCGCCATAGTAACGTGTTTTGAAGCGGATTGAGCAGCCCTCTTAACCTTCTTTACTGATTGAGCAGCCTGTTTAATCTTCTCTTTCACAGCTCCACTAACTGCGCGTCTAGATTTACGTCCTCTAGATTTGCGTCCTCTAGATTTGCGTCTTAATGTTTTTGATACGGCCATTATATATTTACAAAACAAAATAATTTTTTAAAATTGTGTAATTAACAATTAAATTAATCACAATTATTCCTAATTATTCCTAATTATTCCTAATTATTCCTAATTATTCCTAATTATTCCTAATTATTCCTAATTATTCCTAATTATTCCTAATTATTCCTAATTAATCCTAATTAATTAATTAGGATTAATTAATTAATTAGGAATAATTATTCCTTAATTAATCCTAAATGTAACAATTGGTTCTCTTAAATATTACCATATAGTGTCCGTATTTTCCCACCACATGTCATCCCCCTTTTTAATATCAAACACTGTTCTAAATAATACTAATCTAGACAAAGGGCAATTACATCTATATTTTTCTAAAGGATGTGGATTTGTTTTTAATTGTACCTCTAACGCATCCGCATAAATCTTTTGCTTTCCTTGTTGTGCGAGGTAAGCGTAAAATCCAGCTATTTTATTACGTTTAACTAAATCAGCGTCATCTCCGAATATTTGCGCTTGCAATAAATATGATTCGACCAGTGACATTCCGGAAATATCTGCTAAATCTTCTCCGACACTCATAGATGCATCAAATATGATTCCATCGCGTTTCGCAAAAATCTCGTATTGTTTAATAACATTATTAATTTTAGCTTGATATATTTTTTTATCTTTCGGAGTCCACCAATTGTGTAAATTTCCATCTAAATCAAATCTGCTACCGGTATTATCCAACGAATGGCTTAATTCGTGTCCAAGAGTATATCCGATAAACGCTAAATTATATTCAATGCCTTTATGTAAATCAATAAACGGGGGCTGAAGATACGCTAATGGAACGTAAATCGAATTGCTAGTCGGTCTATAATATGCATTTACAACATATGGCTGTGTACCCACTAATTTCATCTCTTGCCAATCGATGTCAGGAATATCAATAACATTATGTCCTTCCAAATCTATAAATTTGGATTGCTTCCATCGAGACAATAATGACATATTATACCAAGGATCATCTGGTTTATATTTAAGCGACGGGTCATACCGCATCGTAGGTTCTTTTCCTATAACAAATATTATTTTTTTAAGTTTTTCGATTGCATATTTTTTAGTCTCCGGAGAAAGCCACGTATTTCTGTTCATTTTTTGAATAAATGTATTTCTAATATCATTGCCCAATGCTTCTACATAATTTACATACATAGGGTTATAATTATATTTAAAATACTCTGCAGTTAAAAATGTATTAAATGTTAAAGATAATGCAAAAATTGGATATATATAATCTGGGACAATGAGCGGTTGTCCCTCTAGCGTTTTATTATAAAAATTGTAATAAATTATCCTATATGAATTTTCAAATCGAATTATTTGTCTAAAGTGTATAAACAGCCAATAAGTCTTCCATTTAGATGAATTCCAGTTCTTATGAAGCAATGCCACCATGCACTTTAATGCACTACAGTTTGCAACGACAACCGACTGAGGCGTGATGTTATAACCAATTTTTTTAGAAAATAATTCCCAGTCAAAATTATATTCATTTTTTAACTGTGTCTCAGTTATTAAATTATACCAGTCCGCGTTATTTTTGGTGCTCGTGCATCCGCCCATCGCAATCAACATTTCATATTCTACGTCCCATATATCTTGTGGATTATAATCGTGGTTATGTAAACATACATCAAACGTGTCTTTTATAAATATTAAGTAGTCCTCCTTGATTTTTTTTTTATATGTATTTGATGCATCTTTGCTATCAGATGGAGGTAAGTATAAGTTATAATCATATAATCCAAGTTTGCATACGTCTAAATGACTGATATATTTTTTTACGTTTTTCTCATCGGGCGTAACCGACCAAACTATAGGTGCTCCGAAAGATACTATTTGGTTTTCATTTGTGTAAGCCAATATATTGTACACATTACCGCTAGATATATATCCCTCCACCAAGTCTAATATTTTAAGACAATTTGTTTTAGTGGATGGTCTAGTGTCGTTTCGAATTGATTTATATACGTTACTTATTTGAATTGCTTTTTGAGAATTCGGGTTATTTTTAATGAATTTTTTCACATAACCTATTAATTCTAAGTATACCTTGTTCTGGGCTAGTCTAAAATTATCATATTCTACGAAATATTCTGGTTTATTTTCTTCAGTCATGCGTTTTATCCAGTTTCCGTTTATATAAGTATAAAAGTCTGACCTAATCAGTTTTTCATCCTTCGCTGCTTCTGCTGCTGCTTTTAAATCTGTAATTAACATTTTTTGTTTTTTTTTATAGGTTTCATTTAATGTTCCAAATTCTTGTATAGTCGACGATAATAAACTTGGCGTATTTGCCTGAAATTGGCTATCAGACCTGCAAATTTCCGAAACACGTTTATTAGTATAATTGTGTGTTTTTTCCATCCTTTTTTTCTCGGACGTCTTTAATGTATATTTATTTTGTTTTTTAATAGGCATTTTATTATATATAAATATATAAATGAAAACTCCGTTGGTTATAACCCCAAAAAAAACTCAGCCATCTGATAATGATAATAATTGGTCTGGATTTACTGTATCTATGTTCGTGACATTTATTATTGTTCTTTTATATATATTAATAGGATCTAATTTCATATATTTACTTAACAATATAAGTAAGGGTAATAGCGACGATCTTGTCGAGAGATTAAGACCATTTTCCAATTCTCGTTCTACCCATTCTATAGCTGCATGGTTTTTCGATACAGTAGATACTTCGTATAAGACAAATATTACGGCATTAGTTAAACTATTGTCAGCGCTAGGGATTATGTCGAAAGATCGTACTAACCTCCAAGCAATATTATCGGGAGTTCCGTTTGCTATACTTTTAATTGTCGCTATGTTGATATTTGCATCGAATTGGGTATATATGTTCCAGGCTGGAGTGGGATGGTCTTTATTAGGCATTTTTATGGCATATTCGTTCCTCGTTAATTCATTTATTTCCGTTATTCAAATATTTCAATATATTTATATTTTTTCATTAATGCCTTTTATCACTAAGCATGAGGAATGGAAAAAAAATATCGAAGGTATGAAAACGTCCATATGGATATTATTTGGCCTATTAGTTTGCGTTTCGGCCTCCGGTTCACTGAACAGTTATATATCAACGACAATGGCAGTGATGTATGCATATTTTATAATTAAACAGTTTATATAATTATATAAACACAACCAAGTAATATTAATATGGTAGCAGAATATGTTACAAGTCGGTTAAATGATTTTATACAGTGTAAGAGAATGCCGCACATTCTGTTCTACGGACCACCTGAATCGGATAAATTAAGGTTGGTTAAAAACTTTATTTTTGATATTTATGGCGGAGATCAGACTGCTATAAAAAAGTATACGATGATTTCGGATTGTATAGGAAAAGGAATTAAATATATACGGGAGGAACTGAAACTATTTTCAAAAAATATGATTGTTGGGTCGCATACTTACAAATGTGTAGTATTAGTTAATGCAGACAATTTAACGTTCGAGGCACAATACGCGCTTCGTCGATG